TTGTTTAAAATTATCATCCGCCACTAAAGTAATTGCAGTAATGGCGTTGGTGTTGCGCCAAACTCCACTAGATAATCCAATTTGTCCGCTTCCGTTAGAATCCCAACCAGCCAAACCTCTTACTGTTTTAAATTTGTTTGTGTTTAGATAATCAAAAATATCTATTACAAAACTACTATATACTCCAGCAGTATTTCCATCACGACTAATTAAATCGGCAAAATAAACCTGATTTGTATTACCGCCACCTGCGGCGTTCATTGCTGAACCATTACCCGAAAGTAAGTGATAGGTGTAGTTTGAACCTGTATCAGAATTAAAACGCACACCAAAATTAGAACCACCTGCGGCGGCAGTAGTGTTTCTACCAATACCCCTAATTTGTAAATGAGTATAACTAGAAGGTATTGAAGTAAAATCAATACTAGACGCACCACCTGAGCCAACGGTTACGGTCTGAATGGAATCAAAGACTGCGCCGCCACCTGCCCCTGCAACCTGACTGAGACTACCAAATATTGTATTAAGCAATTCCGCCTACCACATACCAAGTATCTGTTGCAGTCTTAATACATACTGCAGTTTTGTATTGTCCTAATACTGGAGATGCTGGTACTGCACCTGCGCTTAAAATTGTTGTTGTGCCGCTAGTTACTGCGCTGATTGTGCAATTGCCAACACCAATATTTAAAATAGTTATTGCAGTTCCTATTGGAAATGCTACTGAAGCGTTAGTTGGAATTTTAAATGCAATAGCAGTTGCCTTGTTCATTATCTCTAGAACTTGGTACTGATCTGCTAGAACCGCTGTGTAGTCTGCTGTGTTGGCAGTACCTACCGTAAAGGCAGTTAAGCCGTTAAACATTGCTGCTGAGAGTACATCACCTGTTGCTGCTGGAAAACCTGTTGCCATTATATCTCCTTGTTAGTAACTAAGTATATCATCACCAAGAACGCCGTATGTGGAGTTCCCGATTATGAAGCCATCTGTTATAGGTTCTAGCGTAATAAAGTTGCCAGTCCATGAGTTTGGTGTTATATCCCACGACACACCTTGAATTTGTAGGTTCTTGGTAATGGTTGACCCGTCGGGTTGTATGTTGGATATAAGAACATTATTGAAATAATCTAAACCTAGAATCGTATCGCTTGGCACTAAAGGGTCGTAAAGGTCAATAGTCATACGGTCAATACGGATAGTGGTTGTGCTGCGTGTTGCAACATAGATAGCGGCAATATTGGCTGCATCTGCATCTGTTTGAACAACTAGATCACTAAAAGAAATAGAGTGAGGGAAGTAGGTTGCAACCGAATCTGCGTCAACATAAGTCTGAGTAGTGCCGCCAACACGACTGACTGAACAGTTATTTACAATAAGTTTGTCATCAAAAGCAAAGATTAGGTTTTTATATGGAATACCACCTGTTTGATTGAATTGGATGGGAGTGCCACCTGCTGAACTTATCGTATTTGTTCTGTTCTTAAATATTGCGTTGCCTTCAGGTGAAATATAGAAAGCGCCTTGCTCTGAAGTTTCTACATTAACAAGGGCGTTTAATGAGGTTCTATCTGTTGCAGGGTCAGCCTGAGTTAAGGAATTACCAGTATCTAAAGTCCTCATTGAGTTAGGGAAATCAACTGTATCTAATATCTTTGCAATTCTAGTTCCCGTGTCTTGTCCTGCCGCCTGACCTGTAATTGTTGCAACAGTAGCCATTGCGAATAATCTAAATGCGTCTGTTGCGTTAATATCTACATAAGATACATTTTCTGCTTGGTCGTATGTGTAAACATAATCTGTTGTGTAACCGCTAAACAAGTAATAATCAGTTCCGTTATATTGTGCAGATATTCTCAATTTTCTTAATGGTGTTAAATAACCATACAGATCAGAACTAGTATTTTGTGGGTTAAATCTTCCATCTTGGTCAAAGATTCTAACCGTGCAAGTGCCAGCCTCATAAGTGTCTCTAGGTATGTTCCGACCACGATTGATCTTGATTGCTCTAGTTACATTAGTTAAATCTACAACTAAGGAAGGTGCAGTTTGATCTGACAATATACCAACGCCTAACACGCCGTTAACGGGGTCTCCAATTGTAAATGGATTGCCAAAAGTTGCGCCCGACGAAAAATTTAGACTTATGTTAAGTGATGGTAAAGTCATTTTATCTAAATGGGCTTACAGTTGAGAACGAACCTGAAGCAGATGAGTTAACTAAACCATTGCGCAACTCGTTCAATAACCCTTCAGTAGCGCCATTAACATTGATTACAGTTACAGGTGCAGCAGTCTGCATACCGCCATAACGACCACCGCTTTCCTGCCGTCTTTCTTCAGCAATTTGTGATTCACTTAAGCCCATATAACCAGTAGTGTTAACTAAAGTCTTTGCTAAATCTGTGTAGTATGTTGGAGTTCCAACAACAGGTTGACCTAATGGCTTAGTTGGCATGGTTTGTAATAATCTCATCATTAACAAAATTTGTTTAATTAGATTGTCAATGTCTGTACTCCAGCCCTCAAACGGGTAAAGGGCTTTAGGTAACTTAGCAATAGCAGCAGCAAGGTTAGTGGTCTGTAATTGAGATTTAACTAAGTCAGTTGCTAACCTAGCAGCCTCTGAAGCATTTTCTTGAATTAAAGCCAACTGTAAAGACAGTCTTAACTTCTCTTGATCTGTAATCTTGTTCTGTAATGCAGCGAAGATTTGGATTTGATCTAAGTCAAACAAGCCGCCAACCTGATCTAATATCTTTCTTTCCTCGGCAATTTTCTTTTCCTCGGCAGCGCGTTTCTTAGCCGCTAATGCTGAAGCCTCGGTAAGTTTCTTTTGTCTTGCTAAGAACGCAAGGTATTCTTTGTTGCGCTTGGCTTGAGCCTCGGCAGCCAACATTGCTTCATAGTTTAAGCGTGTGTTGGTTTTGAGGATTTCGTTGTAGATATCGCGGCGAGTGTCATCAACACCAAGCAAAAACTTCCAGCCATCTGTAGTTCTCTTTAATAGGTCACTAATTAGAGGTATGTCCGTGCCAAGCATACTAGTCAATTGACCTAATCTAATTACAACCGCGCTTATTACATAACCCAACTCTTCCATTGAATCGGTCATGCCCTTAGCGCCGCGATTACCTGTTGCAGTCTCAAAAGCCATAACTAAGCCTTGACCGACTATTTCTTTAGTCTCACTCCATTGGTTATTTAATATTGCTACCTTGCCAGCATAAGTTTCTAAAAACGCAGCAGATGAGCCACTAAATGTATTGTTTAATTCTTTTGTAATTGCAGCCATGTCAGCAGATGCCAAGTATGCTTTATTTAAACCTACATTAAGCGAACCTAATCCTTTTGTATTTCCTGCATAACCTTTGCTTAATGCGTCAACAACTGTACCTAATTCGTTCGTACTTCCACGACTTACTTCAATTGCGGTATTTAAATCTTTTGTTGCCTGTGCAACATTGCCAGTTGATAGATACAACTGATTGAATAAAGGAATTAAAGAATCATCCGCAATACCGCTTAACTTTGCTAAATTCTTTAAACCTGCTTCAGTATCAGGAAATGCTAAAAGGTTACCCGTATTTCTAAGGGTGTTTTGTAATGATGCAACTGCTTTTTCTGAATCAGTAAATTCTTTAACAGACGCTTTTCCAAATGCAACAATTTTGTTAATTGATAATGCTAAACCTAAAGCCAAGCCAAGTTTTTTTGCGCTTCCGCTTAATTTATCTAAACCGCTTTGAGCAGCCTTTACGCCTTTATCTTTGTAGGTGGTGACTATTGGAATATCAATTGTCATGCTGCTAATCCCAATCTTGACTTAAATGTACTGTCGGCTTTATTTATTGCTTTAAAAACTGCGTCAATAACTTTGCCTTGGTCTCTATAAAAGGCTGCAAACATTAAGCGACCTTTATCTTCTCTACGATTACCAACTTGTTTAAATCCGCCATAAGTTCCCTGTATTGCTCTATTAAAATGCGCCCCTGCTTGAGGATTGTTACTCTGTGAATCTGAAGCGCCGTTAAAGTTTTTGCGACCAGCAGTTTCAATAATTGCACCTGCAGCAGATTTATTTAATAAACGATAAATTCCAACAAATCCTGCGCTATTGCGTCTTGATGCTGCAAGGCTAAAAGTTAAACCTTTGCGAATAACTAGAGGGTTGTACTTAGGGAAAGCGCGTAAGTTAGGGGCTAGAGGTGTTTTTGCTTTTGTTCGCGACTTAACTTCCCTGCCTTGGTCTTGCCAATTATATAAACCAATTACATTGGGAGTTACAGATTGTTGCGCATCTTTAACTACAACTTTTAATGCAATTCTAATTTCTTTGTTCATCTGTTTTAACAGATCAGGTGCGTATGCTTTTAAGGCTGCCTTTGTTTCAACGAGACCTTTTACCTCTACTGGCATTTTCCACCTTTTTTGATCTGTCCTTTAGATAGGCAATTGTTGCTTTTAACAATGATCTATCCATGTTTAAATACTCTGAATGCGGTATGCCAGTTTCAACTGCTAGTTGAGCAATTAAATAAGTAAAGTCATACCGCGTTACCCATTTGGGGAGTCGGCATCCATAATCTCTACCTTAGATAGAGTTTCAAGATACTTTTCCCCAAATGGTGCAACTGTAATACCAGCGCGTCTTTCCGCTTCCCATGAAAGCCAATAGACATCACTTTGTTTTTCTTCATCACGGAATCTCTTATGAAATCCTGATTTAAAATTCTGTTCAAACGCATACTCAAGTGCAGGGGTTATGTCGTAATCTGACACATCCCCTGAAGCCTTAGTCACCCGAAGTTTAATCATTTTTTCCCCTTAGAATGTACCTGTAGTTGCAACGGCAACAGCGCCGTTAACAGTCCATGTTACATCCTGCATACCTAGATCGCCAACACCGCCGTTAATGTCGGTAGTATTATTCACTAAGCAAGTCATTGTGTATAAAGGGTTTGTTGCGCCAACAGCAGTTCCTTTTTCTTGCAAAAGTACAACAGTAACTGAAGTACCCCAAGCAGCCTGAAGTGTTGCAAGAACATTCGCTGAAGCGGTGTCATTGAGGAAGGAAATCGTCACAGACGAAGCCTCGAGCCCTTTTACATATTTGTGACCTGTATCACCCATCGCGCTCACCTCAAGTTCATCGAAGGAACGGTTTAGTGTGACGGCGGTCACATGGTCAGAAAGGTCAACGGAATTAACCTTTACGCCGACCTTGTTATTTAGAAATACAGCCATTGGTTATTCCTCATCTTTCTTTTGTAATGGTTTT